AGAAAGCCGAAGGTACTTCCCCTAATTTAATTAATGGTAAATCATCAGCCCCTGTAGGCCCTGGTTTTGAATCATGGGCGCAAGTTACAGCTGCTATGAATGACCCTAGGTACACTGCTGACCCAGCTTATAGAGCAGAAGTTCAATCTAAACTGGAGAACAGTAATATATAATGCCAAGAGACCCTAGATTAAAAAGAGTAGGAGTAAGTGGTTTTAACAAAGCCAAGCGTACTCCTAGCCATCCCACTAAAAGTCATGTGGTGGTCGCTAAAGAAGGTAATAAAATAAAAACTATTCGATTTGGACAACAGGGAAAAACTGGTGACAGAACTATGACTAAACGTGCTAAGTCATTTAAAGCACGTCATGGTAAGAACATAGCCAAAGGTAAGATGTCTGCCGCTTACTGGGCTAATAAAGTTAAATGGTAGAAGGAGTGTATTATGCCAGGACATTATGGTAAAAAAGGAAGTATGAAAAAAGGTAAAGCAGGAAGTAAGAAACCAAAAGGTGGAAAACAACTGAGTGCAAGTCAAAAGAAATTACCAGCAGCTTTACAAAAGAAAATAATGGCAAGTAAAAAGAAGAAGAAGTAATGCCAGTAAAAACCAAACGTAAATTTAAAAAAGTACCTAAGACAAAAGGTGGTGTCCCCACTAAGTATGTCAAAGGAGCTAAAAACCCGTCAGCAAGGGAACGTGAGATAAAGCGTACTCGTGCATTATACAAAGCGGGTAAATTAACTCCAGCCATGATGGATAGAATAAGTAAACAAAGGAGCAAAGGGTAATGCCAGCAAAAAAAACAGGAAAGTATTCAGGAATATCTGGAGCTTCAAGATACTCTAAATCTAAATTAGATGCTGTGTATAAGCGTGGCCTCGGAGCTTACTATAGCTCAGGTTCAAGACCTAAAACATCTGCTCATGCGTGGGCAATGGGAAGAGTTAAATCATTTGTAACAGGTAAAGGCGGTGCAAGAAAAGCAGATGCTGACTTGTTACGTGGCAAAAAGAAAAAGAAATAGTCGTGCTACCTATTTAGGTGGCGACTAGCCTATACTAAAGTAACTGGAATAGCTTGGCCTTCTGCGGAAGACAACCCTGATAGGAAAGGAACGGATGTAATGGCTTACACAAATAAAGATTAAAGGAGACACATTATGGCGGCATCAACCCCAGTATCAGTTGGTAGAGTCAATGCTGGCGGCTCCGAAGACGCTTTATTTCTGAAAGTCTTTGCTGGAGAAGTTCTAACATCTTTTGAAAGAGCTTCTGTAACAGAAGGCGCAGAAATGGTCAGAGCGATTCAGAGCGGTAAATCAGCTCAGTTCCCAGTAATGGGTAGAGTAAGTGCATCTTATCATACACCAGGTGCAGAGATTACAGGCAACGACGTAAACCACAATGAAAAGGTCATTACAATTAATGACTTACTTATTTCTTCAGTGTTCTTAAGCAACATCGAAGAAGCTAAAAACCACTACGACGTAAGAGGAGCTTATTCAACAGAAATTGGAAGAGCATTAGCTTTCCAAAAAGATAAGCACGTTTTACAAACTATTGGTCAAGCAGCACAGGCATCAGCTAACGTATCTGATTCAGGATATGGAGCAGGTACAGTGCTAACAAATACTTCAATCGCATCAGCAACAGCAGCAACAGCTGCAGACGCAATGATTGAAGAACTCTTTAACGCTGCAAAAGCATTAGATGAAAACTTCGTTCCAACAGAAGGAAGAAAATGTTTTATGAAGTTAGAAGAGTATTACAAATTAGCTAACGGAACAAACGTAGTTAATGTAGATTTCTCAGGTGCAGGGTCTATTGCAGACGGTAAAGTATTAAAAGTTGCAGGAATTGATATTATCCCTACAGCTCACTTTACTGACATTGCAGTTGACAACTCATCTGACACAGGTGTGGACGGCGGTTCTGCTACACAAGGTGGGTCTAACCCACAGCAAGTTAACCTTGCAAACTATGTAGCATTAGTCTGTCACCCATCTGCTACAGGAACAGTTAAGTTAATGGACTTAGGTGTTGAAAGCGAATACGATATCAGAAGACAAGGCACTTTAATGGTTGCTAAATATGCTATGGGACATGGCGTATTAAGACCAGAGGCTGCAGTCGGTATCAAAGAAGCCTAAAACAGCTAGGTAATTTTAAGGACAGCATGGCCACCCTGAACACCCCACTGGTCATCTGTCCTTTTTTTAGATATGAGGTAAACAATGGCGACACAAATAACACCCACAACCGAACTACAAGCGGTAAATATTATGCTTACAACAATTGGAGAAGCACCCGTGAACACTATCACAGGTACTACAAGTGTTGATGTATCTGTCGCTAAAAATATTTTAGATGAAACATCGATGTCAATACAAACACAAGGTTGGAATTTTAACACTGTATATAACAAGAGTCTTACTAAAGACGCAGACAATAAAGTTCCGTTACCTTCGAATTGTGTTCAGGCGGATGCTCACGATGATTTTAGATATCGTAACTTAATCATTCGTGCTGGATATTTGTACGATGTAGACAATGACACTGATGTATTTACAGGAGATTTACCTAACTTAAATCTTGTGTTAGTACAACAGTTTGAAGATTTACCTGAGTATGCAAGAAGATATATTACTATGAAATCCTCAAGAAGATTTGCAGCGAGGTTCATAGGTGAAGAAGCTTTAGTCACACTTACAATACAAGATGAGAACGAAGCTATGATAGCATTTAAACTTGCAGACTCAAGAAGTGAAGATAACAATATACTTACAAGTGATGCAAACACTTATTCAATTATAAACAGAGTTCCTAGAAGGAGATATTAATGCCTGTAGTTTCCCAGACACTGCCTAACTTTAACAATGGTGTAAGCCAACAAGCACCAACACAACGTCTGACTAGTCAAGCTACAGAACAGGTTAATATGGAAAACAACTTACTTGAAGGATTAGGCAAACGTCCACCTTTAGAGTTTGTAGCTACTTTAGATGCTAGTAATGTTTTTCCTAACACAACAAAACTATGGAGTATTAAAAGAGATGAAGATAATCAGTACATGGTGGCAATCTACAATGGTGGGATTAAAGTCTATGATTTGGACGGCAATGAAAAAACTGTCACAACTCCAGACGGCACTTCCTATCTTGCTAGCACCAACCCTAAGGAAGATTTTAAACTTGTTAATATTGCTGATTACACTTTTATTGCTAACAAGTCTATTACTCCTGCTGCAGATAGTACAACAAGTACTGCAAAAGTTGAGGAGTTTCTTGTTTACGTAAAGCAGGCAGCATTTGGTAGAGAATATAGTGTGCGTTTATCACACCCTGACATGACACAGACTTGGATAGAAGTTAACTTTCAGATGCCTGATGGCTCTGATGCAAACCATGATACGGAGTTTTCAGACACAGATAAAATTGCTGACTTATTATTATATGGAGATTCTAGTACATATTGGAATAGTTCTTCAAGTGCTGAAATTGCTGTTGTTGAAAACAATGGTGGTACATTGACCACTACAAGTACATCAACAGGACTAGCTAATACCACAAATATTACTAATCATTTTACATTTGAACTATACTCATCCACTATTTATGGAAAGCCTACTGATGGTGACTCTGGGTACACCGTAGAAACTAGAGATGGTGCAGGTGGTACAGCTATGTATGCCATCAGAGACCAAATAGAAGACTTTACTCGTTTACCTTACTATGCAAAGAGTGGTGTAATATTACAAGTCACAGGAAGTGAAGGTGATAACTTAACAGATTATTTTGTATCATTTACCTATGATGGTATTTGGAACGAGACTCTTGGCCCTGGCGTTTCTCTTGGCTTAGATGACACTACAATGCCTCATGCTTTAATTAACAATAATGATGGTACATTTACTTTTGCAAAACAAACTTATGATAATAGAATTGCAGGCGATGCAACAACTAATCCAAACCCTAGTTTTGTAGGCAAGGCAATACAGAACTTAACATTTTATAAAAATAGATTAGGTATTCTCTCAGGGGAAAACCTGATATTATCAGGCAACGCTGACTTCTTTAACTTCTTTGCAACTACAGCAACACAGGTATTAGATACAGATGTTATTGATATCTCAGCTTCAGGTACACAAGTAAACACACTAAAAAATTCAGTATCATTTAACGAGTCTTTGTTACTCTTTTCTGATACCGCACAATATAAATTAACAGGCGCCCAAGGTAACATAGCACCAACTACAGCTGTGTTAAATGAGGTGTCTAGTTTTGAACATGACGATGCTGTCACCCCAGTATCAGCAGGTAGATTTGCATACTTCACACAGAAGAGAGAAAACTTTACAGGTGTTAGAGAATACTTTTCTAATGAAGATACATTAACAAATGATGGTGTAGAAATTACACTTCATGTAGCAAGTTATATTCCTAACAGAGCATATCAGATAATACCAAATAGTAATGAAGATATGTTATTTGTTTTAACATCAGATGTTGCTGACACACAAACAGCACCGTATTCTGCAGGCAGTGATGTCACAGCTACCAATGCAAGTAAGTTATTTGTATATAAGTATTTCCGTAAAGACGGCTTACAAAAAGTACAGTCAGCATGGAGTACGTGGACATTTACAGGTGTAAAGATATTAGGTGGTATGACTGTCGATAGTATCTTGTATTTGTTTGTTGCAGAAGGACAGACAACTAAGCTGTGTAAAATAGATTTAAAGAACACAACCAACACTACAATTGGTTTTAATGTACACCTAGATTTACGTGATGAAGTCACAGGAACATATTCCAGTGGTACAGGGCTAACAACCTTCACTTCTCCGTATGGTGCTAAGACAGGACTTATAGCTGTCAACAGAAGCACAGGTGCAAACTACACTGTAACAAACACAGGTGGGAGTACATATACTCTTGAAGGAAATTACACTAGTTTATACATTGGTGTTCCGTATGAAAGTGCATACACTATGTCACCACAATACATTAGACAAACAAGTAGTACAGGTGGAGTTATATCTATAACATCAGGTAGATTACAAATACGTAATGTGTCATTTGATTTTAGAAACTCAGCTTACTTCCAAGTAGAAGTTACACCAACAAATCGTGACACTAGTATTGTGTACATGAATGGTTACATAGTCGGATTCTCAGGTCAGATAGATACACCACAAGTATCCGATGGTACACTTAGAGTACCTGTACAAGCACGTAACACAGACTATACTTTAATAGTTAAAAGCTCATCGCACTTGCCATTCTTTATTACAGGTGCAGAGATAGAAGGATATTATCATAGAAGGTCACGACAAGTATAAGTTAAAAGTAATTAAGTCAGAGCCTAGACACGCTTATAAGTTGGCACCGAATATGAGTTTTATGGATGCACAGGAAGTCTGGGCATCAGATAGAGCCACTCCCTTAGAGGCTCTTATATACCCCTTGACTAAACAAGGTGGTAGAAACTACACAGGTTTATCCCCTGAGGGTGAACCCATGTGTATGTTTGGAACACATCCTGCAGAGATGGAAGGTTACGGTGTAATCTGGTTTCTAGGAAGTGATGAATTAAAAAAGTACAAATATTTAGTAGTAAAAATGTGTTTAGAAATTGTACCTAAGTTAGCACATGGGTATAAAGTTCTATACAATTTTGTAGACAAGCGTCACAAACAAGCAATCAAGTGGCTTAAGATATTAGGTTTTAAAGAAACTTATGAGGTTAAGTCTTTTGGTTATGGTAAAATACCATTTATTTTAATGACATATGAGGTGAATAAATAATGTGCGGAGTAGGCGAAGCTTTATTAGCGTTTCGAGTTTTATCAACTGTTAAACAGTTCCAGCAGCAAAATGCTATGGCATCAGCTATTGAACGACAGCAGGAACGAGCTAGAGAAGCATACCTAATTGGATACAATCGTGACCTAGAGCGTATTCAAACAGAATCTAACCAAGTCGCTATTCAAGAACGAATTGAAGAAATGAAAATTGATGCAGCAAGACGTAGAGATATTGCCAAAGCATTAAATCAAAATGTAGGTAATGCCCGTGCAGTTGTGCAAGACTTAGGCCTTGAGTTTGAATTTGCAGAACAAGACTTAAGAGCTAGTGTCACCGAAGATTATAACACTTTAAACAGACAGCAATTAGAAGCATTTAATCAACTGTCTAGTAATTATGCAGGATTAACCCCACCAACTAGAGCCTCTAAAACAGGATTAGCTCTAGGCATTGGAGAAGCAGTCGGGGGCTACTTAACTATCCCAGGAGAAAATCGTAAATTCTTTTCAGACTTTAATCCAACAGGAACACCAACAGGAAAATAGGAGATAACATGGCTTACAAATCACCAGTCACACAATACAAATGGTTTCAATCACAAGCACCAACAGTAGGACGTCTACAAAAGACTACTGAAGGGGACCAGATTGTTAAAGCTTTAGAAAGTATCTCACCTGTATTAGCAAATGTAGGAGCTTCATATATAAGTGATAAACAACAAAAAGCAGTCACACAGTTACGTGAGTTAAAAACTCAACTGGGTGCTGACTTTAGTGAAGAAAAAGTAAATGAATTAATTAAATCAGGACAAGCACCTGAATTAGAAAGTATGTATTCCCAAGCTGTCAAAGATAGGTTTTATGCAAAAGTGGATGCAGCAGATGACATAGCAAAGGTAGTACAACGTTGGGACCAATATGATGGTACTCAAGACTTCGATGACTTCTTTAACTCTAGCCTAAGAGATTCGTCTGAAATTGAAGGCAAAGGACAAGGTTATCGTAATAGTTATTATGCAGCTATAGAGGAAGTTAAATCTAAGTATGCAATCAAAGCAGCAGAATTACAAGCCGAGCGTATTACAGAAAAAATTAACAGTGACATTGTAAAAGTGTATAAAAACTATGATGTAGATACAGCCAATGAAATACTTAACCAAGGTATTACTAATAATATTTACAGCCCAACTCAAATAACAACAGGTTTGATGAGTATTGGCACAGCCGCTTTAAGTAGTATGGACATAGATGAAGTGGGAAAAGCAATTGAATTACTTGAAACACCTAGAAATTTAGCTAAAGGTGTTGGCAGACTAGCAGATACAAAAGATGGTATGGCTCTTAGTGTTAAATTAAATACTCGTTTAGAACAATTAATAAATGCGCAAAACAGCGAATCTTATATAGAATTACAAGAGAATATTAATGGTAACATTTCATCAGCATTACAATCTGCAGACCCTGTTGGCTCATTGAATTTCTTACAGATAGCTGGTTTACCAAAAGGAAAACTTCAGGCAAATGAAAATAATGGTGGTGCTGAGTTAGAAGATATAAAACGATTCCAACTTGATATTATGAGAGGAGATGTTGATTCAGAGCAAGAATTATTACATACAGGTGCTCGTTATGGCCTTACAACAACTCAGATTAAAACATATGGTTTGGAGATGTTTAACGGTATGAAAGAAAATAATTTCGTTAGTGTTGCAAACCGTTCAGATTTTGATGTGATTACAAGCATAGATTATATTAGCGGTGTAATCCCTAGGGGTGAGACTGCTGCAGACCAAATGGAACACATGAACGCAGTAATGGCTGAATCCAATGAAATCATCTATCGAATTGGAAAGGCACAGGTAGAAGGTAAAACTACAGAAGAGATTATTAATAGTGTTAAAACATATTTAGAAACTAAGTATAGTGTAAAACCACAAGATAGAGTTCCAGAACCTGTAACAGAAATAACTTCACAAGAAGATTTAGATACAAGGTTAAACCGTTTATTTACAAAAAGTATCACAGACCCAAACACTATTGAAGATGTCTTTGGCGGTGGTGTAACGCGAGATGAAGTCTATCGACCTGATTTAACTTCAGGTGTAACTGAGATGTTTAGCGCCCCTGATGACGCAACGTTCCTTTTAAACGATGAATATATTCCAAAAATTGCTGACTATTTAATACGAGAATATGGCGGCGACTTACAAGATGCCACAAATGTTTTAAACAACCTACAGAATTATTTTGGTTTAACAGATGAACAGCAAGGAAAAATGTATCAACTTTATTTACAAAATCTACAACAAGGTGGTAATTAATGGCCGTTGATTATGCTGGTATAAAGAACGATATCCTAGGTGATGAAGTACCTGAAAAAACATTAGACACTCAGTTGTACTACGGCAATGGAGTTTATTTAAAACCTTTGTCAAAGCAGGAACGAGCTTTGCAAAAATTAAAAGAGCCTGAAACTATAGAGCAAATCAGAGACTTTTTAGCCTACAAAGATAATAACCAAGCTATCCTAGGTTATGAACCAGCAGAAGTTCTTGAAGAATTTTACAATGATAGAAGCTGGGCTAACAACAACACTATAGGAATGGGTGCTGATTTATGGGATGTCACTGGCATGGACCTACGCCGTAAACAACAGTATGCTTTTATTCAGGGTATATATAATGATTTACCTTATTTTTGGAATGACCCAAATCGTGACTTTGGTCCGTGGTTAGTTGACATGGGACAAGCATTGTTAATGGACCCATTAAATCTTATTACTTTGGGTGTTGGTGGACAAGTAGCTAAACAAGGTTTTAGAACTTTGCTAAACCAAGGGTTGAATAAGATTGCGGCAAAACAGGTCAACAAAAACTTAATCAAAGAAATTGCGGAAGACAATGCTAAAAAGAATCTTAAAAATGCTGTCTATAAAAGTGCATTGCTAGAAGGCAGTATAACTGGTCTAGCCACAGGAACATTTGATGTACTACAACAAAATATAAATAAACAAATCTCACCTGATACAGAATATGATTTAAAACAAACACTATATGCCACAGCTGCAGGGTTTGGCTTTGGTACTACTTTAGGTGCTGCATTTGGATATGGTTCATTTACATTTAGAAATAAAGCATTGAAAAATGAAACTATACAAACATTTAGTAAGTTAAAAGATTTAGGATTGAGTGAAGAAACTCCAGGTAAAGTGTTGTTTGATGCAGTAGATAAACGATATCTAAATCACACAGTGCATATACCTCTTGAAAGAACAGCTGATGAAAGTGCTAATGATTACATACTAAAACTGTATGGTGATTTGTCACAGCATTTTAACCCTAAATATACACCTGACACACCAGGAGAAGTCGCAGGGCGTACATATAAACCAGATGAATTAGAGAAGTTACCTTTTAACATTCGTCTATTCCCTGAAGAAGTGCAACCTGACTTAGCCAGGCTTATTGAACGACAAGTAGCAACGGATGTAGATTATTATAATTCTCCTAACTTTGACCGTGCAGAAGTTATAGAACGTTTATCAACTAAAGACATTTCTAATCCTGCAAAATTAATCGAGGCCCTAGAAGGTAAACTAGGGGGAGATGAAGCAAGAGAAATTGCGGTAAACATTCTATCGTTAGATAAACTAAATCAATTTATCTTAACAGCGAAACGAGATTTAGCAATTCAAATCTCAAGAGGAGACATTACTACTGCAGATTTTGACATACTATCTAAAGAAGCTGCAAAACTTGGCAGAATATCAGATGCTTTAGTTGCTAACTCTAAGAAGTTTAAAGGACGAATTGCTAACATCCTGCAAACCATGGGTATTAAAAAAGAAGATATCTTTGCAGAAGTAGAAGAATTAAAATTTAAACCAACAGACCCATACATGAAAGCACTTGCTGAAGGTGATATTAATGCACAGAAAAAGTATTGGGAAACAGTTGCAAAATTTACTGACTATGAACAGATGAAGATTGCATTAACTGATATTAAGAATTATGACTCATTAGATTTATGGGCCACGTGGGTTAACAACGCATTGTTGTCCTCACCTGATACGCATATACTTAACATAACCTCAGGGCTATTTCAAATGCAATGGCAGCCTATACAATTGTATACACGTGGCTTTTTAATGCGTAAGGTAGATAAAGAATTATCTGCTAAATACAGACGAGAAGCATTAGAAACTTGGCAGTATTCAATGGTCTATCTTAAGGAAGGTGTACAGGCTTTTGCTAACTCATTTAAAAACAACAGAAACTTTTTAAGTTCCTCTGAATTAAAGTATGATATTAATGTTAACCAACGTGTGTTAGAACACGTGATACAAAAAATAGGTGAAAAGTTTACATCAAAACTTCCACAAGTTATTGGAGATAAACTCCAAGCAGGGATTAATGTCGGTGCTAAAGTCGTAAACTTACCTCTTCGTGCATTACAGGCTGGAGATGAATTCATTAAAACAACAGCATTTAAAGCTAGAAGTGCATCTAAAATTAATTCTATTATCATGAAAGAGAATCCTGCATTGTTAGAAAACAAGTTTGGATTACTAGGCAAAGCAGACCCACAATACAAAAAACGTTTCAATGAGTTGATGGAAAATTTCTTCTCTAAAGAAGTTAGAAATGAATCAGGACAGATTATACAGTATGGTGGACGTGCCTTATCATTAGACAAATTAGATTTTCCTGAGTTACCAGCTGTTGATAGACTTACAGATAACGACAGTTTAGTATACGCAGATAGAGTAGCATTTACGCAGCGTGGATATCGAGAAAGTAAAATCAATGATTATGGTGAAGTTGAGTACGGTAAAGATTTAACAGGTACTACAGCCAAGATTATACAGGGATTAAGCGGTGATTATAAATGGGCAAGAATTTTAGGACTTCACTTTGTAAACACACCAGGTAACTTAACTCGTTTCGTGTTTCAGCACGCACCATTTAGTTTAGGAAAGTATCAAAGAGATATGAAATATATGCTTCGTAAAAATAAAGATGGAAGCTATGTAAATCCAACAGCGGCTTATGAAGCAAAAGCAAGAATGAACTTAGGTAATCTTACTTGGGTGGCAGGTATTGGACTTGCTTTAATGGGTAAGACTACAGGTGGTGGTTCAAGAGATTACAGAGTCAATGAGTTCCGAGAAAAAGAAGGACTGTGGCAACCATACTCATATAGAACATCTGATGGGTTTGTTAGTCTTAACAGATTAGACCCTTTGTTTACTCCTTTTATGATTGCAGCAGATATTGTGCAGATTATACAGGATTTTGAAATGGAAGGCGTAGGTCTTAACGAAGAAACAGTGGACAAACTGATGGAAGCAGGTATGGGAGTTTTCATGAGTTTATATAGAAACTTTACTTCTAAATTTTATACGAAAGGAATTGTTGATATAATAGATACATTCCTTGGACCAGGCCTAGCTCTGTCATATTCACCTGAAAGAAAACTTGCATCAGTTGCAGCACAGTTTACACAAAAAGCTGTACCACTGTCAGGATTCTTAAGGTATGCAGATAGAGTTACTGTTGACCACACACAGCAACTATGGGGCTATGTAGACCAGCTAAGAAGGTTAACACCTGGGACTGCAGCAGTAGATGCTAAACTAGATTCATTTGGTACACCTGTACCTCGTCCTAAAGGTAGGATGATACTTCCAGTAGGTGGTTTAGGTTTTGCTACACTACCTGTTGATTTACCTTCTACACCATTTGCATATACAAAATTTAAAGATACTGTCACTAATAGATACTTTGAGGAAAGTGGGTTCACTATAAATGCACCTGTGTTCTCAGATAGGAAGTCTGATTTAGATTTACGTTATATTAAAAATGAGAAAGGGCAAAGTGCTTACAATTATATGTGGCAAGAAAGTGGTAAGATTAAACTTTATCAACGTGATGTTGGAAGACAGATGACTCTTAGAGAGTATGTTGAGTGGAGCATTACTAATCCTCGTAGTGAATTCAATAAACTTTATGCAGGTGAAGGTGAAGGTGGACAATTTGAGTATTTACGTAGTGTTTATAACAAATACAGACGTGAAGCAAGAGATAAAGTAATTAAAGAAAATATATTCCCTGAAATTAGACAAGGGCGTATAGATAAACAGTTAGAAATTAAAAGAAAGAAAAAGGAAGCAAGAGAAACGCAACTACAAAGATTGATACAAGGAGAGTAAAGAAGGATAAGTTCCCTTCTTAGAAGATATTATGGCAAATTCATTCGTAAGATACACAGGTGACGGTAGCACGACTACTTATTCAGTGCCGTTTAGCTATCGTAGCCAAGATGACATTACAGTAACCATTGGTGGTGTAGTAACAACTGCTTTCACTTACAATGCAGCAGGGACAGAAATTACATTTACAAGTCCACCTGCAGACCAGAGTGCTATCCAAATTACTCGTAAGACCAGCCAGGGAACAAAGCTAGTAGACTATACTTCAGGCTCTGTTCTTACAGAAGGCGACTTAGACACAGACTCAGACCAGGCATTTTTCATGGCACAAGAGGCTATCGATGATGCTGATGATGTTATCAAGATATCAGCAGTGAACTTCCAATGGGATGCCACAAGTAAAAGAATTACAAATGTAAGTGACCCAACATCTGCACAAGATGCAGCTACAAAAACATGGGTTGAAACAGCAGCGACTTCACAAGTAACAGCTGCAACTACACAAGCAACTAATGCAGCTAACAGTGCAACTGCGGCAGCTACAAGTGCAAGCAATGCCTCTACATCAGAGAGCAATGCCGCTACAAGTGCAACTAATGCCTCTAATAGTGCTACAACAGCGACTACACAGGCATCTAATGCTAGCACAAGTGCAACAAATGCAGCCACATCGGCTACAAATGCGGCAACTAGCGAGACTAATGCGGCAACTTCAGCCACAAATGCAGCAACCTCAGAGACCAATGCGGCTACTTCAGCATCAAACGCATCTACTTCTGAAAGTAATGCAAGTTCCTCAGCTAGTGCAGCAAGCACATCTGCTACAGCAGCAGCCTCTAGTGCGACAAGTGCTAGTGGGAGTGCAACAACAGCTACAACTAAAGCATCTGAGGCATCAACTTCAGCCACTAATGCAGCAACTAGTGCAACTAATGCGGCAACCTCAGAGACTAATGCAGGTACATCCGAAACAAATGCTGCCAACTCAGCGACAGCGGCAGCAACTAGTGCAACTAATTCGGCTAATAGTGCGACAGCTGCAGCTACAAGTGCGACAAATGCTGGAACTTCTGAAACTAATGCAGCGACTTCTGCTACCAACGCTGCTACTTCTGCTACTAATGCAGCAACTAGTGAAACAAATGCAGCAGCAAGTTATGATGATTTTGATGATAGATATTTAGGAGCTAAAAGTTCTGACCCAACACTAGACAATGATGGTGATGCTCTGGTTACAGGTGCATTATATTTCAATACCACATCAAATGAAATGAAAGTATATAGTGGTAGTGCATGGGGTGCTGTAGCACCTACTGCAACAAGTGCTTCTGATTTAACAACAGGCACATTGCCAATAGCAAGAATAGCAGCAGATTCTATCACAAATGACAAACTAGATAATCCTGGTAGAAGAAATATAATTATAAATGGTGATATGAGAATAGCACAAAGAGGTACATCCGTAACAGGTAAAACTAGTTCTGGTTATTTTACTGTAGATAGATGGCTAATGGATATTGGTACAGCAGGTACATGGACAATATCTCAATCAACTGATGTTCCAAGTGGACAAGGATTTGGTTATTCCACAAAATGGGATTGCACAACAGCAAATGCAAGTTTGTCAGCAGGTTCATTTATGACACATCAACAACGATTTGAAGGACACGAGTTACAAAGATTAAAAAAGGGTACATCTAATGCTGAAGCGACAACAATATCTTTTTGGGTTAAATCAAATAAAACAGGAACATATATTGTTGAAATAGAAGATAGAGATAATACAAGACATATTTCACAATCTTATACAATAGATAGTGCAAGTACATGGGAAAAGAAAACATTAACATTTGCTGGAGATACAACAGGAGCATTTGATAATGATACTTCTGCAAGTGTTCATTTATTCTTTTGGCTTGTAGCAGGTACAAATTATTCTTCTGGCACATTAGCAACATCTTGGGCAGCAAAAACTAATGCTAATAGAGCTGTTGGACAAGTAAATTTAGCAGATAGCACAAGTAATGAATTTTACATTACAGGAGTACAATGGGAACTAGGAAGTGTAGCATCTGATTTTGAAGATATAAGCTATGATGAACAAGAACAAAGATGTTGGAGATACTGTCAGATAAATGATTTAAGAGCAACAGGATGGGCTACAAGTGCGACAGTAACTGAAGCTGGATATACATATTCTAAAGCTATGAGAGCTACACCTACTATTACATCCCTTGGTGGTTTTGTTAGATACGGACCAGGTGGACAACAAACACCTAGTAACACAGCACATACAATTACACGTTGGAGTACACAAGTTACACAAACTATTGGTGGTGGAATGGGAACAAACAATCCGACGTTAAATGCGTTTTACTTTAGAGCAGAGGCAGAGTTATAATGATAAAAGAAACCATAAACACAGTAGAATTTATATATGCCTGGGGAGAGCAAGACTGTTACAAAGTTACACAAACTGATGGAACAGTATCTTCAGTGCCTTTTGACACAGCAAATTCAGACTATCAAGCAGTACAAGAATGGATTGCTGATGGTAATACAGTTACAGATAACGGGGGAGAATAATATGAGTGATAAATGTACATACCCAGAGTGCGATTGTGAGCAACCATGTGGGAGTCATAACCAAGACTAATGCCTAACATGATGACTAATAACGAGCTTACTGTAGAGATAGAGCGTATCAAAGGTGATATGCGTCTTATACAGAAGTCGATAGAAACCATAGAGAAGAATCATCTAAAACATATAGAAGATGATGTATCAGCTATTAAAAAAGTTCTATGGACTGTAGCCGTTATTGCAGGTACACAAATGATAATAGTTATTAGAGAATTAATGTTGAGAGGTTTATAATGTTTGGAATATTTGGAAGTGTAATATCTACAGCAGTAAATGTTTTTCAACAAAGACAAGAAACAAAACGCTTTGAAGCTATGGCAGAAAGAAACCATATGTATCGCATGGCACAAGGTGAAATAGAATATCAAGCACAAGTAAGAGCAGATAATAATAATGGATGGAAAGACGAGTTTGTTCTCGTGATTGTATCACTACCAATCTTGGTACTGGCATATGCAGTATTTTTTGGGGATGCAGATATGAAAGGTAAACTAGATTTATTCTTTGCATATTTTAACGGATTACCACAATGGTATCAATGGTTACTCATAGGTATCTTTGGGGCTATTTACGGCCTTAAACCAGCTGCAGGGATGTTTGGTAAGAAGTAAGTAGTACATACTCTCAAGGGGGACACAGGGATATCTCTTAAATGGGAACCTAAGTAACTATGAAAACAGCTTTTGCATTAATTATTGTTTTACTTTTAATAGGAGCAGCAGCAAATGCAAATGATTACAGCACTTCTAGTCAAACTAACACAAGTGGTTCTAATACTTCCATTTCTGGTGGTTATAGTTCCACTACTAACAATACGTACAGCGGTGGCCAGACTAACACGACTAGCAATAGTACAACGAATACGACAAAAAATAGCGCAATACCTGTAGGGTCTGCTATAGCACCTAGCATGAGCAGCTATTCACAAGACTTGTGTATCGTAGGGCTATCAGGCTCTATGCAAGTTACTGGATTTGGAGTGGCAGCTGGAAGTTACATTACAGATGAAAACTGTGAGAGAATGAAACTAAGTAAATTATTGTATGACTTTAACATGAGAGTAGCAAGTATTAGTATACTGTGCCAAGATGACAGAGTATTTAGTGCTATGGAACACGCAGGCACGCCTTGCCCTTTTGAAGGCAAGATAGCTGGTGAGGCTCAAGCACAGTGGGAAAAGTATGACATAGAAAGACCAGACTATGATAAGTATGTAGAAAAATTAAGAAAAAGAAAAATTATAGATTCAGGTAAGCCAGTATTTAAAAAGATAGATACTAGCTACGGAGACCTGTACGGAGATGATTAAATATTTTTACTTGTTATTAACTGTATTCTTGATAGCATGGGCAGTTCAAGCATACGACCAGACAACAGACAACTTACTAAGTCCGAACTTTACAGATGGTTCTTGGACAGGAACAAATGTAGACCATAGGCATGGTGACCAAGTTATCGCAGGTGTTGATGGTGAGTATGTAGAATCATCTATAAACCTTAATGATTATCTAACTAAAGAAGAAATAAATGGTGGATTTAGTTCTACAATAGGAGCTGATGTTTGGTTTTGGAATAGTATTCCACAGAATGTTATAATGAAACAAACACTGATAGATGACAATGGGGTTAGTATTACACAACAAAGACAAATTGACGGAAGCTGTACTACTTTTAATGGTTGTAGTTATGATACTTATACTGATACCATTATTGTGGGTGGAAACAGTCAGCAAGACTACGAAATAACAGCTAGGTTTGAGTTTAACGAGTCTAGTAACAGTACAGCACATTATGGTGCAGACTTGAGAAATCCTAGTCTTACAGTAAGCTATTATGAAAACTTTACAAAACCAGAACCCATAGAGTTAGATACAAAGTGGGAAGATGATTTTAAAGAAGAATATAAAATGGATTATATAATCGAGGAGTATAAATTGGACACATTTATGTTTGAAAATGAAGAAGAAGTGATTATCTTTGAAGAAGCTACAGAAAACAAATTTGAGGAAGAATTTGAAGAAGTAGAAATTTTACAAGCATTTGGGGGTCCAGAAATTGTTGAAGATGTACAGGAACCAGAAGATAAAGAACCAAATAAAGAGATGTCAATATCAGAGCAACCCATGGATGAAGAGTTCATGGAAGAACAACCTGAACAGTCTCAAGGCACCGTTATGGAAACAGTTCAAAAAGAACCTGAAGGTGAACAACCTGAGACAGAACGTGTGGGAATAACAGTACAAGATGTACATACACAGGTAGCTACTAAGATAAAAGATGTTAATACACAGCTTGCTGTCGTTAATAAAGTTGTGCAACAAGCAATGACACAGACACAACCTGATATACAAACATACACACAACAAAAGTACACAGATACTCGTGCGTTATATTTAGGTAATGATTACCAGGACTTACGTAGTTTAGATGAGTATAGTAAAGAAATTTATACAGATGTTAGAGGCCATCAAGCAATGTTTGCAAATGACCCTTTGTATAAATATCAAGAACAACTAAGAGGTATCAGATAATGGATTTAATGGAAACACTTAAAAAATACATAGCTCTTGTAGGTATTGTCACTACTATTGGTGGTGGATTCTATGCCTGGGGCGTGTTTAATAACAGACTTGATGAACTAGAGCAATCTAAATCTACTAAAAACATCAAGGCTATGCAAAAAGAGATTGCTAATTTAGACAAAAGATTAGGTGTGTTAGAATCACAAGTAATCCAGTTTAAAAATCCATTAGCAAACTAGGAGTATATATGTTAGATAAGAAGAAAATTAAGGCTGAACTTAAGGATTTTTCTGAGGATGCTGCTGAAGCAATCGGCGAAGCACTGAAAGAAAACTTCTGGAAGTGTGGTAAAGCTGCTTGGGCAGGCTTTTCAGTCATACAAAAACTATACGTAGTAGGAATATTCACAGCTTATTCATATCTTTTATGGTGGCTGTAAACGGTTAAGTTTAATAATGCAGGAGACTGCGGCTTGGCCTTAAGGAGTGCATAATGGACGAGAGTCAACAAGAGACCGTAAAGCAGGTGTTAGATGAGCTACCTGTTTTACTGGTCATGCACGCTTATAGAAAACTAAAATCAGGTGAAGATTTAACTGCATCTGAGATGAAAGTATGTCTTGATGTGTGTAAACAATATACGGACCCTGAGATTGTGCAGAAAGCACAAAACATATTAGACGATTTACCGTTTGACCATGATGAATAGCAAAGTCAAGAACTTCAAAAACTTCTTGTACTTATGTTGGAAACACTTAAATTTACCTGAGCCAACACCTGTACAGTACGATATAGCTGATTATTTGCAGTCTAAAGAAAAAAGACTGGTTATAGAAGCGTTTCGTGGTGTAGGTAAGTCATGGATTACATCGGCATTTGTATGTCACCAACTATTACTAAACCCCCAAAGGAACATCTTAGTTGTCTCTGCATCTAAAAGTAGGGCTGATGATTTCAGTACATTTACACAGAGACTAATAGCCGAGATGCCCTTGCTAGAGCATTTACAGCCTCATGACAACCAAAGAGCATCTAAGGTTAGCTTTGATGTAGGACCTGCACAGGCCTCTCATGCACCTTCTGTTAAGTCTATGGGTATCACAGGACAGCTGACTGGTAGTCGTGCTGACTTGATTATTGCAGATGACGTAGAGTCTGCTAACAACTCACAGACACAACTGATGAGAGATAGACTAGGTGAGACTGTTAAAGAGTTTGATGCTATTATCAAGCCTAAAGTTGGTCGTATTATCTTTCTAGGGACACCACAAACAGAGATGTCACTGTACAATTCACTAGAAGAAAGAGGTTTTAAGACTAAAATATGGCCTGCATTGTACCCAGATTCAGTACAAAGAACTGGTTATGGACACAAACTGGCTGATATTATAGACAAAAAAGGTACTGAAGGGGACCCAACGGACCCTCAAAGGTTCAACGAAGTAGACTTAATGGAGCGACTAGCATCCTACGGTAGAAGTGGATTCAACTTACAGTTTATGTTAGACACAACCATGTCTGATGCAAACAAATACCCACTTAAATTAAATGATTTGATTGTCGTTTCAGGGTGTAGTACATGGACAGAAGCCCCTGCAAACATACAATGGGCGTCTAGCCTAGAGCAAATAAAGGCATTAGACAGCGAGTTACCCAATGTAGGACTTAAAGGAGACTACTATGTAGCTCCTATGCACATGAGTGACGAGTACACTGAGTTTGAAGGCTCTGTAATGTCTATTGACCCAGCAGGACGAGGAGAAGACAAGACTGCTTATGCAGTACTTAAAATGCTCCATGGGGTACTATATCTCACAGCTGTTGGAGCCTTGGACGGTGGTTACTCAGAGGAAACTTTAGAGAAATTAGCCCGTGTAGCTAAGTCTCAAGAGGTAAACAGCATAGTTATAGAGAGTAACTTTGGTGATGGTATGGCTACACAGTTACTTAAACCTGTATTAGCCCGTATACACCCCTGTGAAGTAGAAGAAGTTAGACACAATATACAAAAAGAAAGACGTATTATAGACACCTTAGAGCCTATTATGAACACACATAGGCTAGTTGTAGACGAAGATATCATACGACAGGACTTTAAACTGGAACCAAACCACCAGTTATTTAGACAAATGACTCGTATAACTCGTGACAAAGGCGCCTTAAGACACGACGATGCGATAGATGCACTGTCCATAGCTGCTAATTATTGGGTAGAAAGAATGGATAGAGATGCTATATTGTCGTTTCAACAGCACAAAGAAGACTTATTACAAGAGGAATTAGACATATTTATGGAGCAATCCATAGGTAGAACCCCTAGGAGTGACTCATGGATTTAAACCCAGAATTAGTAGCAAGAATAAAGAAGAATGAAGGTTTTAAACTTAAGCCATATACCCTTGAGTACACTACAGCTGACGGTGAAAAGATAGTAGAAGACTTTCAAACAGGTGGATATGGACATAAGATACTACCTGGAGAGGACATTCCGACGACTGTAGAAGGTTGGGAACAAGTCCTCAATAATGACATTATGAAGGCCATAGAGGGTGCAAAAACCCTCGTAAGTCCTGATAAGGTACCTCAAGCAGCCTTTGATGTGGTAACTGAAATGGTATTCCAAATGGGAACCAAAGGTGTAGGCAAGTTTAAGAAGACTCTTAAGTACCTCAATGAGGGTAACTATAAGAAAGCTGCAGTCGAAATGCTGGATTCAAGGTGGGCTAGGCAGACCCCAAGGAGAGCCGAGGAGCTTTCTGAGATACTAAATAATTTATAGAAAAAATCTGAGACCCTTATATACGCATGACGAAGCGAAGCTTCCCCCGTTGCACCGCCTATTATAATAGTAGCGATTCGCCACATGTGCGAGAATGAGGCTGGCACTACCAAAGGGCGACCAACGGAGAACTCCTAAGGGGATTTTTGTTATAATATAACGAAACCTTGGCGGTATTTTTATTTGTTCTTTGTGTCTGCTGTACTGTTTTTTTCGGCTCCCTTTGGGATTCCTCTTCAGGCTGACTTGTTATGTTATATCATAACATGAATTAGGTTCCCATTTTAGAGTAACCCTGTTGCACCATATAGAGTAATACATTCATCACCCTTTTACACCTCTTATTATAGGGTACTTATAGGAGTAATAAAGGAGTAATAAAGGTAGTAATTAAGGTAGTAATTAGGTAGTAATTAAGGTAGTAATTAGTCTATTTTTTTAGGAAATGTTACTTTATAACATAAGGTAATTTTAAATTATTTTCTTTCGTAAGTCTCTGTAATCATTGACAAAAAAAAATTAGTGAAAAAAAAAGCTTGTGTTTTGTTTCATATTCTGATTTAATCTTAAACATGGCAGTAAACAACAACACAGACACAAAGGCTCAGCCACTTGGAAACAAGCAGAAGCTATTGAAAACCAGGCAAGATATACTGGGGCCAGAAACAGACTGCAAGTATGGAAACGAAACGAAGTAAGCCAGAGACAAGGCTTGAGTTTGGAGAACAAGGTAACTAGGTAGTCAATCGTAAATGTCCTTTTTAGGAAAGGCCACCCACGAGGCGAACAGACATAGTCGGACACAGATTGCTAGATAAAACCTTTTACTGTTCTTGTACCGTATGTACATCTTAGGCTAACAGCCTAACTGATGATGGCCACACTATTGGCCGAAATGTACACATCACCCAAAGGGTTAAGTACAAAGGAGAATACATCATGAAAACATTATTAACTAAAGACCAACTAAACACACACCTTGAACTAGATAGGGTAGATTTTGAACTCAAATCAAGCACTAAGAGATTTTTTCTAGAGGTTCATTCTGAGGACTGGGACTGGGAAGACTACACCTCAAAACACGGAAGCAAACACTCCCAGCAACTACAGGCAATCAAGCAAGTTAAGGCTAACATCGACGGAGCTTTTAAAAGTCTATGTCGATTAAAAAACGACGGAATTATTAACTTTCGCTTTAAGGATGTTATCGACCTTTGCACGAATCTTGAGTTACCAGAGACTAAAGAGTATGGTTTCAGCGAGCTTTATCTTGAGGGGTTTTATAGAGAGTTAATCCGCATGATTAAAATCACCCATAAGGTATATGCAACCGAAGCCTAACAGCCACACTGACGAGCTGTAGAGACAGCGAAACGGCCTAGAGGAACGAAGTTCCTGACAAGCAATGGCCGTCTGTGGATAATCACCCAAAGGGTTACATCCCAAGGAGAAACAAAATGACAACACAAGAAGCAATACAAATAACAGAAAGAGTAATTGAGGAAGAAAAGGCAACGGTGAGTGCTTTAAAAAAGATTTTAAGAGAAGCTGAAAAGGCAGAAAAAGATTTAGAA